ACATGACGAAGTATTCGCGCCCGTCTTCCAGACGGAACGGACGAATGGCAGGGCTTGCAGCCTTGGCCATGCGCTTGGCAAGCGAAACCACCGAAGCGGTCAGCTTGTCGTTCGTCGAGTCAACGGCACCCAGACCCGTGGCATGCGTTGCGCTGTAGTTCAACATTTGCGAACCAAACAGGATACGGTCCTGGTTGGCAGCGCACCACGTATCGTAGTTCGCAATGGTCGCGCCGGTCACCACGACGTTGCCGTCGCTGTCCACGATATCCGTCGCCGGAATCGAAGACGTGCCGACCGTGGGGCCTGCCATGTACTTAATCATGTCAGCCCGCAGCGTGTCCGAAGACCACAGCTTGAGCATGTCACGACCGGCATTCAGCAGGTCGATTTCGGTCTTGTACTGCGTGGACTTCGGCACCTTGACGGCGTTACGAATCCAGTCAACCGAAACAGCGCAGTTGTAGTTGCCGAGCTGCTCTTCCTTGCCGTCGAGAACGCCCGAACCACGCACACCGGCGGCGGTGAGTTTCGTCACCAGCGGGATGTTGATGGTCTTGCCGTTTTCGGAAGCAAGTTCGTACTTGGTCATGATGATGGAAGACGACTTGCGGCCCATGTAGGGCAGGAAGCCGGACTCGCGGACATATTCCGCGAGGTAGTCGCTCGACCACTTTTGCTTTTCCAAAGCGGACGAAAGAAGTGTCTCTGCCATGGCAGATGTTCCTTATGAACGGAACACCGCGTTGAACGCCTCCCCCGGCCCGACGGGCACGTTGGGGCCTTTGCCGCCCGCACTGGGTGCAGACGCCAAGCTAGGGCGTGGTAGCGGTGTCGATTGCGGGGACGGTGCAGATGTCCCGGCGTTCACCGCTTGTGTCTGGGGTTTGACATAGCCATTCGCTTCAGCCCATTTCTGAGCCCAGGCTTCAGGGTCGTCGTCGCCAATCTTCGACAAGCGCATGGAACGCTGGTGCTGCTGCACCACGAAGTCATAAGGGTCGACCTGACGTTGGACGGTGGCCCAGAGATGCGGATTGGTCTGCAGTTCGCCTGCAAGCCATTCCTCCGCAGCCTTGACCTTTTCAGCCCCATGCTGGCGCGAGGCCGTGGCATGGCTGATGGACGTGATGATTTCCCAGCGGTCACGTGCCCGTTGCGTTTCCAGTTGGCGATTGAAGCCGTCCGGGTCTGCAATGGGGTCAATCAACTGCTGGGGCTTTTCAGCCGCTTCCACCTTTCGGCGATACTCTTCGAGTTCGCGCTCGAGGCGTTGGCGCTTTTCGCGTTCGTCCAGAACAGCGGCCATGGGTATGTATCCGGGCGGTGGCTGTACGGGCGCACCAACCGGCTGAACCGGGGCTGTGGTCTGGCTTTCCAGAGCGGGCGCTGGGGGCGGCGGCTCCGGGTTGGCAGGCGGCGCGGAATTGGCTTCCGGCGCGGGCTGCGTGTCTTCTTTCGGCGCGAAACGTCCTTGCTCGTCCCGTAAGAACGAGAGCTTGTCGTCTGTCATGTTTTCCCTTGGGTGTACGCCCGGTTAGCCCCGGCGGCAGGCAAGTCAACGCCCCTTGAATGCGTGGGCGGCACGCATGGCCGTTGCTAGTGCAGCAACAGCAATTCTTCGTCTTCGTCTTCGTCCGCTTCGCGCGCCAGGCGCACACGTTCACGAACGAGCCGATAAAATTCGTTGATTTCGTCCAATGCCTGCACCAATGCGGCGCGGGCGTCGGTATCAAGGCCGGTCGGCGCAAGGGCCAGCACTTCGCGTGCGGCCTGCTTGGCTTCTTCAGCCTGTTCGATAATCTCCGGCGGTGCGTCTTCAAGGTCGCGCCCCAGAATGTCCGCCATGAACTGGCGAACGTCTTCAATCTTGTCCCGCCGCTTGTTCCGGCGCTTGTAGGCGTAAGGGTCGAAGCCCCCCTTGGAGCCGCCTTCGTCAACCGGCGTGCCCGACAGCGTGCCCGTGGCCGATAGCGTCAAAAGCCCAAGCGTGGCCGACAGGCTTCCCGATAGCCCGCCGCCCGTCAGCGTGCCGTCTGACACAAGGGTCAGCGTGCCCAAGGTCTTTGACAGCGTGCCGGTCAGGCCCGCAGCCAAGGTGCCCGAGGCTGACAGCGTGGCCGTGCCCAGCGTGGCCGTCAGCGTGCCCGTCAGGCCATTGGCCAGCGTGCCGGAACCCGAAAGCGTCACCGCCCCCAAGGTCTTCGACAGCGTGCCGTTGATATCGCTTCCCGCTGCCTGCGGTCCAAGCAGCGTGAGAAGCGTCATGGAAGCCTAGCCTTCAGACGAGCGTCAGAAGCTGGTTGAGCGTGGTCTGCGTGTCGTCAATCCGGTTGTCTATGTCCGCGATTTGCTCCACGTCGCCGAGCGACACAGCCGAGGTGCGAAGCTGCGTGAGGTGCGCAAGCCGGGACCGGCAGAGGTCAATCAACTGTTGCACGCTCATGTCAAATCACCATCTGCCGAAGCATGACGTTGGACGTGTTCAGCACCATGTAGATGTAGTCGATTTCCGTGGCCCCGTCCTTGTAGGTCACGTCAAATGCCGTGTCGCCCAGAACCGCAGCGCCGTTCGGGTAAAGCATGGTGTTCCAACCGTCCATGGATGACTGCGCAAAATCGTACCTGAACCAGCGACCCGTCGCGTCCTTATGAATGTAGAGCCAGTCATTGTTGTACACGTACTTGCTGCCAGTCGTGAAAGTTTCGACGGCAGGGCTGTATGTGATGGCACTCCAGCTATTCGCTGCAATATCGTAGCGGTCAAGCAAGGCGCCAGCCGCCCCTCTGAACGAGTAGATGTAGCGACCGTTCAGGATGGCGTTTTCGGTGTTCCAATCGCTCGCCGACACACTGTGAACCCACTGACCTGACATGCCAACACCCGGTGCGCCACCGCGAGCAACGCCTGGGCTCAGCGTGGTCCAAGTGCCACCACTGATGCTATAGCGGTACAGAGTGACGGCGTTAGACCCCATGTAGTAGATAAAGTCGTCATTGCCCTCGATGCTGTAGGCCGAGTCGGTGCTTGGCTGCGTCGTCCATGCAGTGCCCGTTGTGATGACAGTCGCTGTGTTGCTGGCAATCGTGCGTATCTGCCCGGCACCCGTTCCACTGACAATTCGAATCTGATAGTTTGTCCACTGGTTGGTGGTCCAGTTCTTGGCGCTGTTGGTCAGCGTGGAAGCGCCGCCTGCCGTGGCAGTGCCCGTGGCAAATGCCTTGTATCCGTCGTCAAGCCAAGATGGTGTTGAAATAAGGCGACTGTCGGTTCCGATGACTGCCGCCGGGGCTACGCCGTCCGTTGCTCCAGTTTCGGCAGATGTCCATACGTTCGTGGCAAAATCGTAAAACCTGAATATGTTGGCTGTCGTCGTGCCCGCAGAGGCAACAGCGTTCAAGATATACCAGCGAGGAGTCAGAAGTCGGTAAGTGGTCGAGGCGCTGAACGCGCTGGCTTGTGCTGCGACAGTGATTGTTGCGTTGGTGCCGATTGTGTTGCTGACAATGGCCAGCGTCACACCGGCATTAGGTCCACCAGTGATGTGAATGCTGTAACCACGCAAGTCCCGCGCCAGCGTCAGGTTCGTGACGATGGTCGATGTGGTGCCGCTGGTTGCTGTGCCAGAGGGACCGATTGCAGTTCCAGTTCCACATGCTCCGGCAGCGAAGGCACCACCAAGGGCGGGTGAAGGAAGCGTTACCCACCCGTCCTCATTCGGATTGTACATCTGCGCGCCTGTGGCAGATGTAACCAGCATCTGCTGCTGCCGATAATGACGCGACGACACAATGAAGTGCGCCGCTGCCGTGGCCTGCGGGGCCGGGGTGCAGAACTCCCACCGCTTGAGGTCGAGGATTTTCCGATTGCCATTGGTCGTGGCCATTACGTCACCGCTATGTTTCTACGCAGGCTGTCTGCCTGCAAATGCATGAGGGCAGGAATGTGGTCCTGCATGGCGAAGGTTCCCGCCTGGGATTGGTTGGTCACCGTTGAAACCGTGGTGACGGTTCCCGACGCAATCGTTGCCGTTGTCTGCAAGTTGGCGGCTGTTGCGTTTTCAGCCAGCACACGCAGCCTGCCCGCCGTATCTGGCATGGCCATGCCTTGCGTGCGGGTCAAAGACTGCACCGCCATGCGCAGGGCTTCGATGGCCTCCAACAGTTCCCCGCGCTCTTCGGTCGGAAGCGGATTTCCGTTGGACGTTTCGTGCGCAATACCGTCCGCGCCGTGAGTTATCTTGACGCGCTGGTAAAGCACACCGCCGATATCGTCGGCAGCAATGGTGGCTCCCGAGCCGGGGGTGTAACCTACGTTATCAGCCATCAGGCGTTACCGTCTGTAAGCGTGAAGGTGTTGATGGTGAAGGACTGCCCCGCCGTGAACGACGTGCTGGATACTTCCATGTCCCCGCCGCCACCCGTCGCCGTGACCGTGCCTTGCAGGTGACACGTCGTTCCCGCGCTGTCGTAAAGCCGGAAATGCGCCGCCGTGCCCGTGTTGTTGGCCGACAGGTCCTGCCAGCTTCCCGCCAAGGCTTTCGTGCCGCCCGACGCATTGGCCATCCAGTCACTGGGCAGTGTCAGTTCAGCCAGGATGGTCCCGCTGTCAGCCGTTCCGCAGTTGGCAGGGGCAGCGCCCGTGCGGATGCGGATGATGGCACTGGTCCCCACCGTGGTTTCAATCGCGTCGAGGCGCGCATTGCGCACCGCTGTCGATAGCTGAATGGCCATTAGTTGATTGACCCCGTCACAATTTCCACTCGCTTCTCACCCGTGCGCGGGTCCTTGACCAAACGCTTCGGCGCGGCCATGACACCGGCCACTTGTGCAATCGCCTGCGCTGCCTGCCCGATGCCGTCCGCCGCTTGGGCCATGACCTGTGCGTTCTGCGCCATGACTTCCGCCGTCTGGGCCTGCACCGCAATAATGGCCTGCGCCGTCTGCTGCTGTGCCGCCACCATGGCTTCCTCGCCCGGTGTCAGGTAGCTGATGCTGGGCTCTTCCATGTCGTCGCCTTCCATGGGTTCTGCCGTGGCACGGGCGCGAATGCTGGACTTCATGCTAGCCTCGCGCATGGTGTTGACGTGGCCCTGCCGGTCGGAGACGAACTTGAACTGCGCCAACTGCATGTCGCGCTGATGCTTCAGGGCTTCAGCCTGCTGCTGACGTTCCATTTGCTGCTGCTGGGCTTCGGCGTCCATGGCCATTTGCTCCCGCTTGGCCATGAGGATGAGCGCCTGCTTTTCCTTTTCCGCCTCAATCTGCACCATGGCGGGGTTCGGCTGCTGCTGGGCCATTTGCGCCTGCTGTTCCTGCGCCTGCTTCAGCTTGTCCAGAAGCAAGCGCTTCTTGGGCAGGCTCGAGGCTTCAATCAGCACGTCGGGCGGTATCGGCATGCCCGCTTGCACCAGTTCGGCCAGACGCTGGAACTGCTCTTCCTGAATGACCGCCGTGTCCGGGGTGCTGTCGATGACGATGTCCACGTCCATGTCGGCAGGACTGTTCTGCATTTGCATGGCGGGCTGGCCCGTCATGGGGTCAATCTGCGGCATGCCGGTCATGGGGTCGATGACAGGCTGGGGCACGTTCAGGCCCACGAAGCGCGGGGCATTCTCGTCATCGGTCACCCGTATCCACTTCGGCTGGTTCCAGAACTGCTTTATCGCGTCCCAGAAGGCCCGATAACAACGCAGCGTCCAATCATCGAACTGCGCCAGAAGCGGGGCCTGTTCGGTCAAGCCCGCCTGCTGTTCAGCCAAGATGGCGCGGCCCGATTGGCTAGCCCCCTGTCGCCCGACAATGCCAGGCGTCGGGGACTGTCGGCGCATTTCTTCCTTGGCGTCGCGCAAGAGTTCGAGGTGGCCGGGAGCCAAGTTCCGGTCGCCCAGTTCTTCAATCTGCCCCTCGCGCGCTTCGATAATGCCGTCCGGCTTCGCCCACTGTTGGCGGACCGTATCAATGTCGATGACGCCGGGGTCAACCCTGAGCTTCGCCACATTCAGGATATGCACGGCCTTGCTTCGCGCCTTGTTGATGGCGTCCTGCGGCCCGAGCATGTCGCGGACAATGCCATAGCGGCAGTTGTCGATGTCCACGTAAGCCGACTGCGCAAGGATGGCACAGCGCGGGCGTCCGGTCTTGCTGTCCAAGAACGGACTGGGGCCGCTTTCCAGAATACCGCCCGAGACGAACACGCACTTTTCCCAGTCGCCGCCTTTGCGCTTGTACATTTCAAAGCACATGATGCGGCGCTGTCGGCTGTCAACCCATGCCCAGCCGTCCTTCGGTCGGTCGCGGTAGGTGTCGGAAGCACTCTGGTCGTAATTGAACGAGGTGCGGATGGTTTCGGCTTGGTCAGGATAAAGGTCGATGATGTCCTGCTCGTCCATCCACTTCGCGATGCCCATATAGCGCGCGTCACCAAAGTCCGTGTCGCGTGAATATGGGTCATAGAAGAACTCTTCAGGCCGGATGCGGCGCAGGCCAATCTCAGCCCCTTCCGCCATTTCCGTGACACCCGCACAAATGCCCCAGACCAGAAAGTCCTTCAGGCAATCGCGGCGCTTTGATTGGAACCGCGTCACGTCCGCCACATAGCGCAGCCCGTCCGTGGCCACTTCCGCACTATCCTGGTCCTTCGGTGTGCGGCCCCAGCCCTTCGGGTCGGTTCTTCCGCGCTCCACAATGCCGATGATGGCGTTGACCGCAGGCTTCACATGATTGAACGCAAGCGCAGGCTGGCCACGGGCCTCGAGCGTGCGGCGCTCGGCGTCGGTCCACTGGATACCGTCGTAGTAGTTCTGCCAGACCTGTGCGTCCCGGCGCGCGCGGTCTAGCATATCCATGGCGACCGTGGCTTTGCGCTTTAGGTCGGCCAGATAGGCGTCCGCTTCTTTCTGGTCATAAGCCATTATGCTGTCTTCCAGTTCTGCTGTGCCGCCAAGGACCGCGTGCGGGCGTAGCGGTCTTCACCCTTGGGAGGGGCCGCCAGCCTGTAAACGGCACTCGACGTGTCAGCGACCGCGCGCCCGATGAGGCTGCAAGCGTCCACTGCGTCGTCATGCTTGCCAGCCGGAAACCGCACCAGCTGGTCAATGATGTCATTCGCCCACGGGGCTTTCGGAAACGCTACTTTCCCGTTTGCAGCTAGAGCTTGAAACGCCCGCGCCCGCGTGGGCTTATCGTGAATGGAACTGACCCATTCCATTGCAACCCATGTCTTTCGTTCGGTCATGCGGCGGTCGAGGACGCCCTCAATGGCCCGCTTGATAACGCCCGCTTCGCTGAACCAGATGAGCGGCTTGTGCTTCGCTACCAGGTCCAGTTGCTTGTCTATCCAGACGCTCGCGTTCGTCTGCCCACGCCACCAATCCAGCGCATAGATGGTGCTGTCAGGGCCAATGCCCCAGACCGCATGTTCCGTGTAGTCGCCCCCTTCGTCGGTCACGGCCAAGTCGCTGGTGCCATAGACGTTGACCTTGGGGAGGTCGTCGTAGCGCTTGAACCAATCGGCCTTGAAAAACGTGCCCTCGTCCGGCTGCGGGTCTTGCTGGTAAAGCGCCGACCAGAAGCGCGGCAGCGTGTTGCGCTTGATGCGTTGCAGGGCGTCAATCGGATAGGCTTCGGGCCACAAGGCGTGGCCTTCGTCGTCAATGGCGGGAAGCTCCACCACTTCCCACTTGTCGCCACCGTTGGCCTGTTGCTCAAGCAAATAGCCCGACAAGTCGTCTTCATGCATGCGGTGGTTGATGAGGATAACGGCCCCACCCGGCATGAGACGATTGTAGACGCTGCCCTGATACCAGTCTTTCACCCTTCGCCGTTCGACTGGGCTTTGGGCGTCGGCCATGGAGCCAAAGGGGTCGTCGATAATGAACTCGTCCGCGCCCTTGCCGAGAATCTGCGAGCCAACACCAACCGCATAGAATATTCCACCGTGCCTTGTGTGCCAGCGGCCTGATGCCTGGCTGTCGTCGGCAAGTTCGACGTGGGGGAACAGTCTTCTGTAGGGTTCGTCCCGGATGATGTTCCTGACTTCACGTCCGAAGTCATGGGCGAAACTTTCACTGGCACTGGCACTGATAATCTGGCGGGTCGGGTTGCGGCCCAACACCCAAGCCGGATAGCGCCGTGAGGCGATTTCCGATTTGCCATGGCGCGGGGGCACCAAGAGCATGAGCCGGTCAATTTCACGCCGCTCGACCCGTTCCAGGTGACCGGCAATGATGCGATGGTGGTTGGCGGTCTTGTAGCGGTCGTAACTGTATTCCGTAAAGTCAATGAGACTTTGCCGCGCCTTCACCCTTGCGCGCTTCTCCTGCAAGGCCAGCAATAGCTGCGTCGAGTTGTTCTTCAGTCCATTCTGTAACTGGACGTTCATGCGTGACGGTCACTTGTTCCTTGGGCTTGCCGTGGCCCCGGTCGAGAATGAGTTGTGCAGCTTTCAGCCTGTCGGAGTTGCTGGCTTGCGTGTTCAGCAAGATTTGCGCGGCAACGTCGATGGCGTGCTTGGCGTGAAGCCGTGCATGCGCTTCGAGTTCCAAGTCTTTCTTGCTGCGCCCACCGGGGTTGACGTTGTTTCCGGGCTGAAAACCGTGCTTCTGCATTTTGTCCTGAAATATTCCTTCGCGCCCTCACCGGGCATTTTACACTTTATTGCGCCACCGGCTCCACGTCATGCCGTGCGACGACGATGCGGGTGCCGTCGTCAGAACGCAGCCACACCTGGCTTGAGCCGGGGACGGGGTTCCAGTCTTCGACCGTGGCGATGGTGTTGAAGGTGTGCCAATCGTCGCTTGCAATCATGACTTTACGGCCCTGCGTCACGCCACGCGCCTCCGCTGTAAAAATAAAGCTTGTTGTTCGTCGTATCGACAACGATAGGGGCGCGGCCCGTGTATGTCGTCGGAGTTCCCGTTGGCGTTCCAGCGCATGTGGGCACGTAAAGGAATCCGTTCGTTGCAGTTGTAGCAAGCGCGGCAGTGTTGATGACCACGTTGCCGTTGCCGTCAATACGCATGCGCTCGGTAAACGACCCGCCGCTGGCCGACGAGCTATGCCCGAACCGCACGTTGCCGCTAAACGGGCCTTGAAAGTCCATTGTTCCGGCTTGTGCCAGAACGAACGAATAATAGTCGGTGCCGCCACTGTCTTTGGCATACAGGCTGAAGCCAACGCTGCCGTTTGTCGCCGCGTTGCCGCCAAAGTAAACGTAATAGCTGTTATCCATCCTGAAGATGGCGGGGTGCTTTGCCGTCGCATTGACGGAAAACAGAACATTCGCATCAGCGGTCGGGATACCGACGTTGCCGCTGCCGTTGACCTCAATGCCCTTCACGCCACCGCCAGCCAGTGCCACGGTGTTTGCACCAACGCGATACATGCCAGTATCAGGGTCACTGATAAAGCTGGATGATGGCAACGACACGGTGCCGTCGCTTAGAAGGGCTTGGCCGCTTTCATTCAGTTGGTACAGCAGCGTGCCGCCGCTGCCAGCCGTCAGGCTGTTGTTACGCACGCCGAAATAGCGTGTCGTTTCATTGTTGTCGCCGTCAATCAACACCTCGACACTGGCAGTCGAGCGCACACCAGCACCGAAAGAGCTGTCGGAATAAGCGGCATTTGCACTACTGGTGCCAAAATAACTGGATGTCGTTCCGACGACCGCACGCACAGCGCCGCCCGCCGTCAATGCAACTTGGTCGGCCCCTGGCCAATAAACCCCCGAGTCGGGGTCGCCCTTGGCAAAGATTGACGGCGCGGTTTGCGTTCCAAGCGCCCACGGATGAATGAGGACGCCATTCAGGCGCAGAATATCGCGCCCCGTACCTGATGCCGCCGAGCCTGCTCCACCGGCGTAGGTCGGCGTAAAATTGTCTGTGACAACATCGCCAATCCATACCTTGTCGGCGGTGCCGGTGTGAATGTCGCCACTTGTGTTGGTCGCGCCCATAAAGCGCAACTGACCCACCGACACCTCAACGCCCGTGTCGTTGCACCAGAAGGAAAATTGCGTCGGAGCAACATTGCGGCTGGCGTTGTAGGTGGCGCTTTGGATTAGGCCCTTGCTGCCTTCAGTGAACCCAAACCCCGTGTAGCCTGGCTGGTCGCTGAAGACGCTGTTGACCGTAAAATCAAGCGTGCATTGCAGCTTGCCTGCGCGGTATTGTGCAAATTGAGACGTGATGCTGTCGACATGCACGTCGAAACAGTTGTACCAGCCGGGGCCGAACCCGGATGCGTCACGGCTGGTGATGTCTCCAAAGTGCCCGTTGCAACCTGTAAACTGGATGTCGCAGACAACAAACGAGCCAGAGCGCGTGGCCCAAAGTGTCTTGAGGCCGCGCATGTCATAGCAATAGTAGCAGTCAAGCACGGAAGCGTAAGTATACGGCGCAACCGCCAACTGCGGGTTTTCACCGGATACATCCTGCCCGCCAATGTCGTCGATATAAAGCCCGCGCGTGTATATGGCGTAGATGCCACGCGCCACGCGCGTCGTCGTGTCAAGACAGATGCTGCCGTCAAAGATGATGCCGCAAGCACCGCCGCCGTTATGCGACACAATCCGGTTGATGGTGTAGGTGTCCGTCGTATTGACCGCGAACTTGAGCCGCCCACGGATTGTGACCGTGTAGGGGCCTGTACCCGTAATGCTTTCGACCTCGACAATCTGCGTATAGACACCAAGGCTTAATGCCACAGGGTCGTTTGTTATGAGGAGAGTGTCATTTACGGCAAGGCTGGTGTTTGTGGTCAGGCTGATTGTGTTGCTTGCGATGGCGGCGTTCGAGTTCAGCGTGTAGCTGGTTCCAAGCGAGCCTTGGAAGCGAAGTAGATTTCCGCCCGTCGAAGGCAGCTTGAAGCGTGTGATGTTGGGGCGACCCCGGATGAGGACGCCAGCCGGAATGACGGCAGGGTAACCGGTAAACGCATATTCAATGTCACGGTAAGCCGTTATCTCCCCGCCCGTGCCGCTCAGTGCCGAACAGGCTGCGTCGAGCGCCGCCTGCCACGTTGCGTTCGCTCCACCGCCTGACGTGTGATAGCTTTCAAGGCTGACCGACAGACCTAGCATGCCCGCCGCAGTTGCTGCCGTGACGGCGGTCGGCACGGCGGCAGACGTTGTGCTATTGCCCGCAAAAGTCCTGCCTGCCTGCGTGGCGAGTTTACTTAAGGCAATCGCGGCGCTGGCATTCACGTCGCCGTCCACGATGACGCCCGTACCAATCGCCGTCACCCCGGCATTGCTGACCGTCACGTCACCGGTCAGGGCAGTCACGGTCGGGACGTTTGAGGCGTTGCCCAATAGCACGCTGCCGCCCGTCATGCTGGCGAGTTTGCTGTACGCAATAGCCGCCGAGGCATTCACGTCGGCGTCTACAATGACGCCTGCGCCGATAGCCGTTACGAACGACCCGGTGCCAGACCCCGTCACGTCGCCCGTGAGGGTTATCGTCTGGTCGCCGCTGTTGGTTCCCGTCAAGCCCAAGTCGGTTTTCAGGGTGGCCAGCGTGTTGACTTCAGGCGCGCCCGAACCCGCCGTCTTTCTGTAAATCAGGCTGCTTGTGGCCATGTTGGCCATTTGCGACAGACCAACCGCCCCTGCCGCAATCGTCGTGGCGAACGAGCCAGTGCCCGAGCCTGTGACGTTGCCGGTCAGTGTAATCGTCTGGTCGCCAGAATTGGTGCCGGTGAGGCCCAAGTCAGTCTTGAGGGTCGCTAGTGTCTGAACTTCCGGGTCGCCCGTTCCGGCGGTCTTCCGGTAAATCACGCTGGCCGTCGCCATGTCGGCCATTTTGGCCAAGGTGACGGCGTTGTTATCAATTGTCCAGACCGTGCCAGTGCCGGAAACCGTTATGTCGCCATAATCCGCGTCACTGACCGGGCCACCGCCACCGCCCCCACCACCTGGCGGGGTTGCCCATGTGCCGTCAGCGCGCAGGAAATTGCTGGTCCCGCCGCCAGAGGCCGGGGTGATACCCTTCAGCGTGTCGGTGAAGACGTTCAGACTGGCAACCGCAGCCGCGTCCAACGTCCACGTTGAACCGGCACTGGAAACGATTACGTCGCCCTTGTCGCCGTCGAGCGCAGTAATCCCGCCGCCGCTACCAGCCGTTAAAAAAAAAGCGGGGTTTGCCGCGCGAGGCTGGATATAGACCCGAAATTGTTCAGTATCGCCGGCGGAAGTCTGCACCCGGAAATCGACGTGGCCATAGCCAGCCAGGCGCTGCGTCAGGCGGGTCGTCGTGTTCGACGCATTGGAAATCACAACCCCGGTCGGCGTCCTTGTGACCAAGACAATGGTCGCGCCGTCAAGGTAAGCCCCCATGTCGACGATATAGGTCAGGTTGTCGTCGTCTTCTTGGTAGGCCAGGAACTCCTGCGGGTTCACCACAGACAGACCACGGGTGGCATGGCGCTTGTTCTGGGCCAGCAATATGGTCCGGTCAGCCATGCGGGGACACCTGAAAAGAACAGGCGCGCGCAAGGCTCGAGGCCCGCGAACGCCTGTTCAAGTTTGTCGTAACGGAGGAGGAGAAACGGCGGGCAAACGCGAATCAGACGCAGTTCGCCCGCTACACGTTTTCTGAATTAGTTCTTTTTCGGCTGCAAGCGGATTTATGTCCTGAAGCCATAGTGCTTGGCCAGGGCGGTTGCCGCATGCCGCAGGAGGTTCAGGGCTTCGTTCGGACTGCCGCCATTGTGCTGCATCATCCACCGCCCGGCGCTGATACCGGATAGGGCCACCGCGTCCACCAACTGGACCGCATGACGGTGCAGGGTCATGAGGGCTGAGATGGCATGGTCGCGCCTTGCTTGGGCGGCAAGGCGGGTGTTCGATAGGTCACCTGTCGCCCCGCTGATAGCCTGCTGGTAGCTGCCGACACAGGCGGGCAGAAGACCCGCCAGGTAGGCGTCGGCATGCCAGCGTTTCAAGGCGTCGGCTTCGTGGGTGTCGAGGTAGGAGCGCCGCAAGTACCAATCCACCATGTCTTGCTCCACCCTGACACGGCGGGTGGAGCGGTCACGGGGGTCTGGCTGTTCAAAGACCCAGTGCGCATGGGTTCTGGCTTCGTCGGGGCCGTAGTCAGGGGGCTGGTTGTCAGGTTGGCGCTTCATGACTTCACCTTCAATTCAAAGCTGTTGCCGAAGTGCTGGGCCAGTTGTTGGCCGAAGCGTTTTTCGATTTCTTGCGCCGCAAATGCGCTGGGCACCACCAGCGTGGACACGCTGCCGTTCGGGTGCGCCGTGGCGAACCAAAGCGCCCAATGCGCCGGGGGTAGCTTGGCCTTGAAGTCGCGCCATTCAGGCACGCTGTCGGCCCAATCCGGGGCGTGTTCCGTTGCCGCCGACGCTGGCCTGTCGTCGGCCATGAAGCCTTCCCAGCGCCGTTCGGACAGCCAGCCCTGCGCATGTTTTGCGGGGTACACCCTGCCCCCCTGTTTTTGCGTTTCGCGGTCCAGAAAAGCCCGGTATTTGGCCACGGAACCAAGAAGGCTTGGCAAGTCCGGTAGGTGGCTTTTCACGCGCTGCCACGCCTTGAAAGCCGCAGTTTTGCTCATGTTTTGGGTGCGGGGGTAGGCTTTCCAGAAACTTTCGAACGCAGCCGGATAGCCGTCCGGGGCGGCAGACCCGGACATATCTTTTATATCTTTAGATATATGTGAGTTGTGAGTTGTGCACGCCCCAGGCATTGCCTGTGGCACTGCTTCAGGCACTGCCCTAGGCACGTCTTCGGGTTGGGTCATGCGCTTTCTGGCCTTCGCCTCGTGTCCAAGTTGCGACTTGGCCTTGAGAGCAAGAAAGCGTTGCGTGGCTTCGGCACGTTCTTCTTCAAGGCGCTTCTGACGTAGACCGTCCTGTCCTTCGTAAAAGAAAGCGAGGATAGTGTCCTTGTCCTGCTGCCATTCGTCCTCAGAAACTCGAGCAATGGCCCGAAGCGCGGCGTCCGCCTTTGGCAGCGGCCGGTCCTGTTTCCATGAGTACATAAGCAGCAGTAGATATGCGCCATGTTGCCTGGCAGTCAGGTGCATGGTGTCTGCCAGATAGTCTGCAATCCATAGGGGCATGAAGTTTTCGGGGCGGGTGTTGGTCATGCAGGCACCTCTGCCACCAGCTTGAAGGAAGATCGCGGCCAGAAAATCATTCCGCCCCGCCCCATCTTTCCACCGTCGTACACACGCCCATCCGACTCTTCGCCAATGGGACGCATAAGCAGGCTTTCCGAACATTCTTCATAAACAAAAACATACACGTCACATCCGGTGATGACCTGAATGCGCTTGTAGTCTCTGAAATGGCGCAGGCTTATCCCGTGTTCCAGCGTCTGCGTTTTGCGGTGCAGAGTTGCCTCGGCTTTGGTTTTCACCTCTGCCCACATGCGCTTTCCGTTTTGGGCTATGTCCAGATCAGGAAGCACGAAAGCAGTGTGCTTTCCTGTCATCTTCGGGGCCTTATCGCCATCCTCGCCGGAATAGTCATAACTCGGGATGACGTGCCAGCCGCGCTCCATAAGCCAGCCAGCAACGACCTTTTCACCTTCCCGGCCCCGCTTGAATTTCGGCTGTTGTCTGAAGTCAGATCCTAGCGACAAAGCCAAACCCCTTAAAATTGGCTATGAACCCATCCGCATTGTCGCCAAAGTAGATAATGGCCTGCCCCTGCAACGGTGCTGATACCTTCTCCGGGTGCCAAAACTTGATACGCCCCTCAGGAAAGCAAATTGCGCTTGCGGCTATAGTCATGCCCTGAAACCATTTCGTTTCGGTGGCGTTGTTCACCAGAACGCACGCCTGGCTCACGTCGCCGTCGAGAACGTGCTTCGTCAGTTTTGCTGTAAACTGCTGGCAAAGCGGTTGCTCGTAAGGCGGGTTCATCCAGACGACGCCTTCCCAATGCGCCGCCAGCCCGTTGTCCTGTGCCGTGTAGAAAGTGGTCGCCCCAACCGTTTCGTTGGCTATCGGGTTCGACGCCGGGTCCAGGTCAATGCCGCCCATGACGCGGCGCGCGGCGTCTATGTAGGCGCTGGGCGTGTACCATTCATTGTCACCGGAATTGTTTGACACATGGGCCTTGCTGCCCATGTCCAGAAGCGATGATGTAACGCGCGCAGTTTCTTCCTGCACCTTCTCGCGCCATTCGCCTAGCGCCGCTTCGAACTTCTCTTCTGGCACTGCCGCCATCTTGCGGGCGCGGTCGGCTAGGTGCTTGTCGATTCCGGCTTCTGAAAGCGTCGGGGCTACTGGGTCCGATTGCGACCCGGTAGACTGGTACGGCTTCCCACCCTTTGCCAGCCCCACCGTCTCGCGCTGATACTCCATCAACTCGCCGATCCGGCGCTCGGCACGCATGCGAATTTCAGCGGCGTCAATTTCAAGCTGTCGGTTCTTTGCCTGTCTGGCGTAAGCCTTCAAAGCCGCTGCCTTGTCGCGCATGTCCTTGACTTCATCGACTGACTTGGCTTCGTACAGCGCGCGACAAGCGGCTTCATATCGGATGAGTTCAGTCATGCGCGCACCGTGGTGTTGGGGGTTGTTGTCTTCACAGGCCAGCCGTTGACCATGTCGCTGCGAATGCAGAACACCTGGCCGGGCGTCTGACAGCCGCCGTCACCCAGTTCCGTGGACGCGGCAACCTTCAGGTTCACGGAAAGCCCTTGGGCGGCCCAGAACATGCGGATGCGAAGCGCCAAGGCTTCAGCATGCTGGCGTTGGCACCAGTCGCGGGTGGGAAGGTTGGTGGGGGTCTGGCGTCCGGTCATATCTCTTGGACCTCGATGTTCAGGAGGGCTTTCATCAGACGCTTCTTCAGCTTGAACACGGGCGTTGATACGCCCTTGCTGTCAGCCACGATGCGCTGCTTGGTCGTCGTGTCGAAGTAGACGGCGTCGGCGACGTAGCTGCATACCTGCTGGCCGTTGATGGTCAGGTAGAACTTCACTTGCCGTTCCAGATGGCTGATGTAGCCAAGCCGCTCCTGCACCTTCAGGGCCGTCCAGTCGGCATATTCTTTCTTCGACGCGAAGCGGCCTTCGTCGGTGACGACAGGCTGCGCGCGGTATTTGTTCTTCCAAGCCTTTTGGGAAGGTGCGGCGGCAGACGCGAAGGGTGATCCGTCTGCCGCCGCCGCGCGCCGGGGCTTGAGGGTGGATAGTTGGCGCGCGTTTTTCGTCACTGGGCCGCGACCTTCAGTTCAAGAACGTCGGCGGCTTCGTTTTCCAGTATGGGGCGCGGGTTCGCCGGCGCCTTGTCCACGACGCAGCTGCGGACGTGGGCCAAAATGCGGTCCACCAGAATTTCTCGCTTCGTCAGGTGGCCCCGGCCCGCGAGTGGGTCGGCGTCCACCTGCACGAAAATTTGTTCAAGGGTTGCTTTCGTCAGTGCAGTGTTCATGGGTTCATTCTCCTTCCTGCTAAACCATGTCGGCTTGGGAAGCTGGTTGACTGGCTTCCATGGTCGCTTTGTCATTGGCTTTCCTTTCGTTGGGCCCCGCCTTACGCTTCGCCGCGCGGTTGACCCGCGCCAGCTTTATGGTTCCGTGGATGTACATGGTCGGGCGTCGCACCATGTTCATCACTGACGTATGGTCCATGCCCCCGAAGAAGGTGCCGATGCGCGGGTAGGACCAACCCTTCACCTCGCGCAGCCGCTTCATAACGTCGCCGCGTGCGTTGACGATGGTCACCTCGCGCGTTCGCGCCATGATGCTTTCGCGCGTCAGTTCCGTGCCGTTCAGCGCGTTGTGCCACCAGAGAATTTCATCGACGAGGTCGCGCGTGCCGCGTGCGGGCGTGCGAATGATACTGTCCCCGCATTTGCGCGCGTTCCAGATCCGGCTTTCAGGCACGCCCTCACGCCACGCAGTCGTGGCCGTGTCTTCATGATCAACTGGTAAATTTGCTGAATCGCAAAGACGGGCGGGCTTGTTCATGGTTGGACTATTCCGCTGCTTGAATTGTCTTTGGCGTGCCGTCAGCCGCAAAGAAGTCGTGCAGCGATACCTCGCCATTTGTGGCAGCAAATATCGCTTGCAGCGTTGCGGTGTCGGGTTTGTTTTCCCCGCGCTCCAAGCGCAGGACGGTGACGTGGGACCGACCTATGCGGCGGCCCATTTCGGACAGGGTCATCTTTTGGCGCAGGCGCCATTCACGAAGGTTCATGACCTCGTGTGTACGTTAGAAGCACATAAGGCGTCAATGCGTTTTGTACGTTTGGAGAAACCAAAAGGCTGTGGACAGGTGCACAATAGGATATGCCCAAGAACAGCAAGGCACCGTTCAGGCCGACCTACATTCGCCAGTGGCGCGAGTATCGTGGGTTGTCGCTGGTCCAACTGGCAGAGCGGGTAGCGGAGTTCACGGGCAAGTCGATGACCCACCCTACCCTGTCCCGTATCGAAAATGGCAGGATCGGCTATACACAGCGCATTTTAGAAGCTATTGCGCACGCCTTGCTGTGCGAGCCTGCCGACCTGATCATGCGGAACCCATTAGACAAGTCGGCCCCCTGGTCGATCATGGACCAAATGAAAAAGGCAGACCCGGAAACCCGCGCGCGCATCGCCGCCGTGGTTGAGGCCTTGTCCAAAACTGGAACCTAACCCCCGCTAGTAACTGGCGGTTTACCGCCCAAAACTGGCGGCTGTGCATAACTGTGCTTTTAAAGCACATTTTGTGGTTGACGCTTGTGTGCGTCTGGCGTACATACGTCATACCAACAAACGGAGCACGGCAATGCCCAACACACCAGAACGCATGTCAGCGGTGGCCATCGCCATCGCCATATTCATCGGCGCGGGCCTGACCGCGTTCAACCTTGGGCGGTATGACGCCCAGCAGCGGACAGAGTGCCGAACGCTGCGCCCGCTGGTTGTTCCCGTGAGGGGGACGCTGCCATGACCGCAGAACCCATGACCGAACAACAGTTCCGCTGGGAACGCGCCATGGACCGCGACGACACGCGCGCGATGATCGAAGAGGTTCGACGCCTTGAAGACTTCAAGGACAAGGTCTTCGACGAACGCGGCGACGTGCGTTCGATCGAATGGAAGCTGAAGTATGACCACGCCTGCATGGCATGGGCGCGCGCGTACAACAGGCTGCAAGACCATTTGAAGGCGCTGCTGCCATGACGGACCGCGACACCTTTGGCCTGTACCAATGGGACGGGCTGCTTGGCGACCCGGAAGGGGACCAGCAGGAAATATACGAGCCGCACCGCCGTCGTCGGGCCGGGCCGGAATTCGAATTCACCCCGGTGCGCCGCTGCGTGCGTTGTGACGGCTACATGGTGGCGTGGGCGCGCTTCGCGCACGTTTCGCAGCAAATGGCAACCGAATGCCATCACTGCCGGGGCCAGATCCGCTGCGAGGCGGGGAAGCATTACGTGCAACCCGGCAAGGGCTGCGTAGTCTGCGAGGTGTTCCGTGGAAGATAACGTCCTGACATTCCCCCGCCCGAACGGGGTCGAACAACACATCCGCGCGCAAGTCCGCCGCGACTGCGCTGCGGTCGTGGCCATCATGCAAAAGCGCGTTGGCGACGTGCAACCCGCCCTGACAATGGACGAGCTGGAAGACTGCTTGTCCCTGCTGAACAAGGCATGGGGCGCAGTCGCTGGCCTGATGATCGCGGAGGTGGAACGTGAAGCGTAAGGCCATCACCCCGCAGATGAAACTGGCCGCGCTGCAAAAGGCGCGTCTACAGGCCGACTGCTATG